AGCCGTCAGCATCCCATTACGCATGGGGGACTGAGAGTCACCAGTTACTTGAACTTCAGCAATTTTAGCACCCGCTTTGTAGAGAGTTTCATAGAAACGCGGGGGCGCTACAAACCAACGGTTTTCTTCAGGAACATCAGCCTGATCTAGGTGACGCGCCATCTTAGCGATGATTTGCACAGCCTCATCACCGGCATCACTGCCGTCCATCGTATGAGGAGTACCTGCAGTACCAAGTGCGGAGTCGGTTTCAACGGAGCCAGAAGCGCCCTTGATACCTGCACCATCAATCATGGCCTGAAGTACATTTTTGTCGTAGTTACGTTTGAGAGAGAATGCACCTGAAGAGGTAGCAAGCGCCTCAAAGTTAACATGCGATTGACGTTCTTCGATATCATCGACTTTGAACGCAAAAGCTTGAGCCTGATCTACTTCCAGAGTAATCTCATCGTCAGCCAAGTCCTGCGGAGTAACCACAGCACCACGGGTATACGCTGAGATGGTAACGGTCGGTTCTTTAATAATACGAACCGTGTCACCGAAATTCTCAATCTCCCCCGCATAGTCAGTGTTAGTAATGTCTTCTACAACTGACGCACGGCGGAAAAACTTGAGAACCTTCTGGCTATAGATCTCGGCTTGGAAATTACCGGACGGAAGATTACCGTAACCGGAGGATACACCAACAGCCATTTCCTTACCTTTCTATATAAAGTTTAGCCATTAACGATACGTCCCTCCGCATTTGCACTATCAAGCTCTGCTTCAAGCTTTTCATACTCATGCGGTTTGAGTCTACGTATCTCTGAGGTTGTCCATGTCTTTTTGTTAGAATTGCTATTAGTAGAGACATTAACCGGACTAGTCCGAGTAACAGCTTCTGCTGCAGCTTCTAACTGTTTTTTAGAGGGACGACCTCTGGGTTTTTTTGTACTAGCTGTATCAGCTTTGTACAAATCTAGAACGCGAGAAGCGTACTGAACATCGTTGTTGTTTTTGGTGATTCCATCAGAGATATTGGGTGGCTGCTTTCCTAACCATTCTTTAAACTGGTCTGACTTCTTGATATCAGAGAAGTCTGGATGCAGGGCTAACAACTCTTGGTAAGCACTTTTAGCTTGTAACTCCTCTTCTTTCTGCGAAAGACGATCTATCTCTTGTTTGAGTTCTTGAACTTCTCTTGCAGAATTTTTAGTAGTCATAGCCTCAACTACATTGTAAACGTCAGGATAATTTTCTCTAAAGTTTTCAATGTCCGCATCTTCTTCAGAAGATTCCTGTAGAGGTTGCGGTTCTTGTAGAAGCTGTTCACGCTCCTCCTTCCACTCGTAGAGCTTGGAGTCGTAATGCTTCTTGAGATCATCATAGCGTTTCTTGTAGTCATGCTCCTCCGTCTTTACTTCTGTAGAGACGGAAATGGTTTCATCATTAACAACCTCGCTTTCAGTTTCACTGTCTTCTAGGGTAGCCTGTTCGTTTTGTGCATCGTCCTGAGTTTCAGAGCGATATTTGCCACGATAAGGGCCTAGATTTTCCTGTTCTTGGGTTTCCATTTTTTCCTCCTTGCGGGGCCTCTAAGGGGTAGCCGCAGTTGGGTTAGTCTAGCAGGGCCGTTGTATCAACGGGTGGCTGCATTTTAGGAGAAGAAGTTTATTCGCTATCAAATTGATCGAATAAAACTTTTTTTACTTTTCCTCCTCTTTGTTCCTCTGTCTTTTCCAAGCGTTTTAACTCTTCCTCAGACATAGGAATATCTCGTTTTATATTAGAAGTAGTGGGGGCGGGTGTTAAATACAAAAGTGCTTCTGCAATTCTCTTGTCTTCTTTTGGTTTGCCGGGATTGAAAAATCCCAGTCCCTCTTCTACCCCCGGTTTACCCATGAGTGTTTTAGTAGCAGTTATTATATTATTTTTATTCCTAGGCAGTTTTAAGCTGTCTAAAACTTTTTTAGCAGTCCCTGTACCAAGATGTCTTCCGCTGGTTAGAACCTCTTTTAAATATTTAATCTGAGAATCTGCATTATCATCTAATTTTAAACCCTCAGTCTCCATCAAAAACTTTTCATAATCTCTTCTCATAGCTTTTTGCATTTGTAAAAGACCAATAGCAGTTCCACCTTTTTGTTTAGCACTGTTATCATACTTTGATTCTACTGCTACATTACCCATTATAGCACTAAGCGCAGAGGGAAACTCTTGTGAAGGGAAGTATAAATTTACTGCATCTAAAACTTGTTGTTTATTAGATGGAACTGGCGGCTTTTTTTTTGGTTTTGGTAGCACACCTCCCGGTGCCGCTCTTACAGGAACTTCTTGCTCTACTACAGGTTCTTGTTCTACTACAGGTTCTTGCTTTTCTGCTAGCTTCTCTTGAGTTTTTTCTTGAGCGCCGTTTCGTTTATTTATTTTCTCAAGACGATCATAGCCTATGACTTTGGCTAAAACCTCTGGTATAGGTATCTCACCGTTACTTACAGCAACATCTGTATCAGTGGGATCAGCTTCATTATCAGACTTCTTAACGCCTACTATAACACCTATATCTATGTTTTCAGCTTCATTAAATCCTAATTCTATGGCTGTTCTCTTAGCGTTTTCTAACATTTGTTTTATGTCATTAAAACCTGTATACCTAGCAGCCACTTTATTAATAACAAAAGAACCGCTCGTTTTACCGTCACCGCCCGTCATCTCTGACTCAATGTCATCATCAACTCCAGAGTTACCTTTTCCGGGTACGTTTAACACACCAGCTAGCTCTTTAAGAGTTCCATCGCTAACTTCTGGCGCACCTCCGGGGGCTAATTGTTGCATCTGTTCATCTATAGGCGCAGCAGCAACCTGTTCTTCCATAACAGGTTCTTCCATAACAGGTTCTTCGGGCATTATGGCGGATTCTTCTGGCATCACCTCTTGTGGGGCAGGTTGCTCAGTAAATTGTTCTGGATCAACCTCCACACCAAAAGCTTTTAAAACAATAACCAGTTCAGTATCATTTAATTTTTCCATCGCAGATACTGCAACGGCTCTTTCCTCTTCAGGCAATCCTAGAAGATTAGATTCAACTTCTTGTGCTGTTATCATTATTATAATTACTCCTAGAGCTAATGCCCTAAATTTAGTATTACCATTGATCGTCGTCAAAGCCCAAGTCGGCATCCGTTTGAGCATCTGCATCAGCTTGACCTCCTTCAAAGCCCCCAACAACGCCTGACTCGGTAGGATCAAGTTCAAAAGTAGTAAAAGTAGTATTAGGATCAATAGTAGTCTCAGCATCACTTATACTGCGACTAGAGTTAAGACTAAGATTACCTAATATCTCTAATGTTTCTTTTTCAGCATTCACGCTAACTTCAGAAAGCCCCGCTCTATCCATTATGTCAATGGTATGATCGCTCGGATTAGGGGAGTTATAATCGTTGGCTATGCCTTGACCAACTCCTGCAAAGCTATCTGCAACATCGGGGTTATTTTGTCCTGCTTCTGATAAACTTACGGCTCGGCTATAGGCTTTTTCAGCTTCTGATGCATAATATGTACCCGTTCCATAAGCAGGGGTAGCAAGATTACCTAGTGTAGCCTTAGCAATACTCCTACCAAGTCCCGCGTTTTGCGCTCCCTGACCTGTTGCAATACCACTTATTTTTTCTGCATATTGTATGTTATTAATTTGTCCCGCTGCAAAAGCTGCATTTGCGTTATCTATTGCTTCTTTTGTGCCAGCGCCGTAATCAGCGGCGGCTAGGTCTGTGGGGTCTGCGTAGGATAAGTCATTCTCATCTCCTATGTCCATCTGTGAGAATGACAAAGTGTCCATATGCTCTAAACCAGCATTCATCACATCAGAAAGAGTAGTAGCATAATTTAATGCAAAATCGGGATCGCTTTTCACGGCCTGTGATAAAGCTTCTACTTTTGATTCAAGCTGTGCATTTAGTTCTACAACTTCTATGGGATCAATAGCAGTAAACTGTTTTTCAGGAGCAACAAAACTTGTCATAGTGTTTGCAGGATTTTCTGCAAAAGGGTCAAAAGAAACATTTATACCGTTTATAGTAGCAGACATTTGCCCTGAAAAACCAACGCCTAGTGATTGTACCCCTGCAGAACGAGCCTGATCTGAAATACCTAATTCTCCCGCA